CTTGGGAGCCTTACAGGACTACGCAACACGCAAAGGCACCGAAAACGCAGATCAGATGATAGCATACGCCAATGTTGAGGCGGCGGCGGGGAAAATCCGCAACGGGAGCTATGTCGGCCTGCTGGTCGGTATAATGGCTTCACCCGGCGGATTCAAGCCGCGAAAACGCGCCAACAATTTCCACTCAGAATGCAATTCTACTGGCATAGGAGCTCCGTCACGCGACGATCAGGCAAATGGCAATGGCCCTGTAAGGATAGGCGATATATTGTGCCGCCAGCAGGACGAGATTGAGCGTAAGCGTAAAGCAGAGGTAGAAAGTTCAAATTTAGAGATGGAGGCGGCGGCTGAAAAGTTCAAGGCCCTGCCAGAATGCGAAAAAGAGGAGATTATCCGCGGGTATGAGTCGTCGCCTTCGGCTTATACTCCGATGCGGTACAGGCGGGCAACGCTGGACGGAAAGGCCGATATGATGGGGGTTAGGAGTTATTTGATTGGGGTTTTTAATAACAACAACAAACAGGAGGCGGTGAGATGAAAACAATTAAAAAAAACGTATACCACTGCGAGCACTGCAAAAAGCGCGGCCTTAGCGCATCGCACATCAGTAGACACGAGAGAATTTGCACGAATAACCCGGATAGAGAGTGTGGGATGTGTAAATATGCGTATGATTGTGACGAAGAGCATGTTACCCACAAAGAAATTATGGAAGAGATAAAGACGGCTAAGATTGTGTTTTCGCTTGAGCATGATTGGTTTATCACGAAAGACGGAGAGCCTGTAAGTGAGTTTTTCGAGAATAAAATATTTACAATGTCCAGGTGTCCTGCGTGTATCTTTGCGGCGCTAAGGCAGACCAATACAATCCTTGAGAGCGAGTTCAATTTCAAGGATGCTGTTAGTCAGTTCAATTGGGATGGCGAGGGTTGGGTTTTTAAGAAAGGAGAGGTGTCGCAATGCTAAAATACACAATAGACGATGTACGCAAAGACAAGATGGCGGCGCTTTGCCTATCGGCGGCGAAGTGGGGGATGTTTGCGAACTGCAACAAGATCATGAGGTTTAAATCAGAGTGGCACGTTGTTTCATCTCTCGGTCTTGAAAAATACCTTTCGCACTGCCCTATGTGTTCCTATGGGACTGCTGTCGATTGTCATCGGTGCAACGATGTCATGGATGGGCATATCAGGATTAACAGTGGTAAATTTGGATATTCGTGCATGTCCGGAATGTATGATTTTTATATCGAAGCTTCGTCTGCGGAGTCTAAATACAAAAAAGCAAAGGCACTACAACGCCTATTTATCCGAGTATGGAAGCACCACCGGAAAAATTTTTATGGGAGGAAACATGTATCTTGACGGACTCAACATATACGTAAGTGGATTAAAAGAAGATGCAAAAGATGAAAATTACGTAAAAATGAAAAAAATCCTGACTGCGTGCAGGAACGCCGATGTGAGTATTCCAAAAGAAGTTATCGAGTATTTTTCAACGCGCGATGTAGCCGGAAAAGGATCACATGCTGATATAGATTACGCTATCGCAAGGCTAAACCGGATTCCGGTGTCTTATAGCATTGATATATCTATAATTCCAAATGGCGTTAAATATATCGTTATTGAGGAGGGATAAATGAAAACCATCATCACAATAACAGCATGCCTACTCTGCCTATCCTGCGCAAACTACAGCTCTACAGCGCACCGAAAAATAACAGACCGATATGGTTTTGTTGGGTCGCCGGTTGAATGGATGATTGAGCAGCTCGGAGTCCACGACGAGATAAGAGACCTAGACGGTAAAAAGCAGGAGGCAATGCCGGATTTTAGGGACGGATCTTCAGGTTATAATGCAGGGGCAGATGGGCCTGAGGGAAAGTTTGGTCAGGTCAAGCTTAATTACGACCGGGGAGAGAAGGCCTACGTATGGTACGTTGACGGAGTTAGGATTAAAGCTGTGTGTGGTTACAACCTGAGCGGGCGGTATTATTATGTGCGGTATATTGAGACGAGCAGTGCGAGTAGGGCGTATTAAAATGTCCTCAGTAATTGTTATTTTAGCGTCAATACAAGAAGGCCCTGGCTGCAAAATAGTCAGGGCCTTCGACTTTTCAGTGCCTATCTGTTTACGCTCTCACGAAGTATCTGCTCTATCCTACACCGTTGGCTGTCGTTAAGCTCGCTCAGCCGGAAAACATCCCGTACCCTGCCTCTCGTTTCTTTACGGCTATCAAGAGCGGCCTTAGCTTTTGTCGGGTGATATCTCCACTCACCCACCTTTACTGCTACTCCTTCCGAGCTTAATAGGCTGTTGTTTGAGTAAATAGTCCTTACTGTTAACCCGGTTTGCTCTGATAGCTGCTTGCTCGTGATCCAGTTTTTTATGTCGTCTATTTTCATTTGTATCTCCAGTTTAAAAATATTATGGCGTCGTGGTGACCGCCAGTGATTTGTTATTCCTTAAATATCCTCTATATTTCGTATTTTTTAAGAATCTCATCCAACATCAAATCTTCACCGTCCCATTCTGCCCCGGCCAGAATTTCCGCGATCTCACTTTCATCATTTGCAAACCGGTACCTGTCGGTGCCGGTGTTACTCCAATCGTTGACGACCAGCTTATTTTTTGCTGTTGCCAACAATATTCTACCGTAAACATATGGAGTTCCGTTTTTAATCGCGGCTATTTCGGTGGCCGCATCGTGATCGAACCATCCTTGAAAATTTTTTTCATCGTCGTAGATATTGATTCTTTTCATTTTTCTCTCCTTGTGGTTTGTTGTTTAGGTTTACCTCAATTGTTAATCTCAATATACCACATGAAATTTTAATGTCAACTAAAAATTTCACAAAGAATGAACTTTTTTCAAACAAATAAAATTTCATTTCCGCTCACGATAAAAATTTGTATTGAAATCGGATTGATAAATTGTATGATTGAAATAAAACAATAACAGCGAAGGTGGTGAATGTATGAGTGAAGAAATGAGCAACGAGGTTTTTGCTGTATCTATAAACATTTTGATAAATAAGATTAACTATCTCCAAAACGATATTATAGTGCTTAGGCATGAGCTTGAGTATGCGTACAAAAAGTTGCGCGAATACGAAAAAGAGAAATACGCAGGCCTAACGAGTATATTTGACCGGTCTGATTATGCTCTCGAAACAACAGCGTTTGAAAAATTAACATTGCACTTGGTTTATAAAATACCTGAGTTTATTGACTTTGTTTCTAAATTTGAAAATTACAATAAAGAAGATGTTATAAGACGGGTCGAGGCACACTTTTCCGAAGTTGTCAACCATGCAAACAGTCTCGCGGTTAGGCGGTTTACTGATTATTTTATGACTTGGTTTGATAAATGTTCGCATATTATTAATTGGGATCATCCAGATGAAACTCCTAACGCAAAACGAAGTTGATGCATTGCCGGACGGCACAAACATAATAATCAGATGGTACGCCACATACGCATGGATAGATTGCGTTAAAAAGACGCTCAGGATTGACGAGGACGACATAAACGGGGCTGTTGCGATCTCAAACGGCGGGTGGCTTCTTGGCTCTCTTGACCATGTCGGGGATGGTCCAAATGATGATCATGTCGCTTTGAAAATCCACTCAGAGTAAAATTTTATTGCAAATGGAAAAATTAGCGATTATCATTGGGTTGTGACTAAATCTAAACTTAGTCCCGCAAATCCGACCACCGCCTGAAAGCCAGCTCCGCTCGGTCCCTGGGTTTCCTGACAAACCGAATCAGCAGAGCAAAACAGCACGGGGCGCTACGCGGGACTTAAAAAAATTATATCCGACGGAGACCACTGCAATGGGTTGCGGACGAGGAAAAGGAAAAGGTAAGAGCAGGGGCGGCAAGGGCAAGAGTAAATGATAAAAATAAACGAAAAGATTTATATCGCCCTTGCAATAGCGGCTATTATTTATTCTCTTATGTGATAGCGGCTGGTGTTGTCTCGGAAAGCCGCAGGGCGCACAGGTGAACAGCCCAGTAACCCACAGTATCCAATAGGCGCGATACGGACCAGCCACCGGCCTCCTGCGGGGTAACCGGTGGCACAGCCGCAAGAAAAATACTCAGTATGAATAAAAAAACTTCCAAAAACAAAAATTCAAAGATGAAGGAGGCCCGCAATGTAGCTGCGCCTAAAGAGCGCAAAGGAACAATTGGAACACATAAAAAACCACACCTGCGAGAAGACCAGATAGCAGAAGCCCTTGTTAATTCAGGTGGGTTTGTATCGCGGGCAGCATCGATGCTTAACGTAACAAGCAGTGCAATATCGAAGCGCATAATATCAAGCGAATATCTCCAACAGGTTAGGCGAGAAGCTGAAGACGAGTATTTAGACATTGCAGAAATAAACCTGATTGAGCGAATAAGGGAGAAGGATCTCGGGGCTATATGCTTTTATCTGAAATGCAAGGGAAAGCACCGTGGATACATCGAAAAGCAGCAAACGGAGCTGTCAGGACCAAACAACAGCGAGGTTAAATTCGCAATAGAGTTCGTCAACCCGTCTGATAAGAGAGATAATGGCGACAGAGAAAACAGAGAAAATACAGATACCTGAACGGCTCAGACCTCTTATTGAGACCAAAAAGAGGTTTAAGGTCGCATATGGAGGCAGGGGCGGTGGAAAGTCCGTTACATTCGCGGCTTGGTTTTCTCTGATGGCGGCAAACGGTGCAATGATCGGATGTTTCCGCGAATATCAAAACTCTATCTCGGAATCTGTCCACTCCCTCATCGTCTCTCAGATCGAAAAGTACAGGATTCCAGGGTTCACAATAGGTAAGACTGAAATCGACCACGAATCAGGCGGCGGTTTCCGTTTTAAAGGGTTGTCCAGGTCGATTGAGAGCGTGAAATCAATGCACGGTTTCAATTACTTCTGGTTAGAAGAGGGCCAGTTCATCAGCGCAGAAAGCTTAAAGATACTCTCACCAACACTCCGCGAAGAAGACTCAGAGCTATGGATATCCGCTAACGCGCTTTCATCGGCCGACCCATTTTCACAACGCTTTATCGTTCCGTACCAGTCCGAGATTGAACGAAACGGTATGTATGAAGACGACATGCGAGTTGTTGTCAGGATAAACTATTCAGACAACCCGTGGTTTCCGGTTTCACTAGAAAAAGAACGCCAGGACGATAGGGGATCGCTTTCACGCGCAATGTACGACCATATCTGGAGGGGCGCATTTAACGACAGTGTCGAGGACTCAATTATCAAGACGGAGTGGTTTGATGCCGCAATAGACGCTCACGTTGTGCTTGGGATAAAGCCGTCCGGAGCTTCTGTTGTTGCTCATGACCCTTCAGACCTAGGAACAGACGACAAAGGCCTTGTTCACCGCCACGGGATACTTGTTAAAGAGGCTGTATCAAGGAGTATCGGAGATGTAAACGAAGGTGCTGATTGGGCGCTTGACTTCGCCATTGGCAACAAGGCCGACCTATTTGTTTGGGATGTTGACGGTATGGGCGTTGGCCTTAAGAGGCAGGTATCAAGCTCTTTAAAATACAAGAAGATTGATTATAAGCTTTTCTCTGGAGCATCGGAACCGGACGACCCTGATCTTGTTTACGAAAATGTTTTCACTCACCAGGAGCAGAAGAAAAACAAGGACGTTTTCAGGAACAGACGGGCACAGTATTACTGGAAGCTAAGAGATAGATTTTACGCCGCATATCTTGCTGTTGAAAAAAAGCAATACGTTGACCCTGACAAAATCATATCGATATCGTCGAGGATAAGCGACCTGCGCCTTCTTCGCTCTGAGGTTTGCAGGATACCTCGTAAATACAACTCTCTCGGCAAGATACAGATAATGAGCAAGCAAGAGATGCTTAGGCTTAAGATCAGAAGCCCGAACTTGGCTGACTCATTAATGATGTCGCTCGTTGTCCCTGATGTTGTTGAGGATATTGACGAGCGCTATCTTGTTCCCGATCTTGAGGAGATGTATTGATGCTTAATGATTGGACAAAGGCTTGGGCGTCAACAGAGCGCTTAAACAGGCTCAACGAGATAGCAGCACGAAACTCTGATGAGTATGTTGCCACTGCCGGAATACGATCAGAGGAAACATTGCGACGAGAGGAAGAATTAATGGCAAACATTGTTCAACCTCCTATCATCAAAGAGCCTGATGGAGTAGAGGAGCAATTAATCATAGATCACAATGAAATACAAAAGCTCCGTGAAGTCATGGATGAAATCAAAGAATCCATTGCCAGGATTGAGAGGAGGCTTGAGTATCTATGACCTACTCGCGCATAAATTGTATGGGGGATACTGATGACATATGAAGACCTACCCGAAGGGATAAAACGGGATCTCACACCGGAGCAGTTCGCCAGGACGCCGGGAAAGGAAAGGTTGATTGAGGGGATGTTAACGCCGAACCTTGAAGATGATGAGTTTGACGTTAATGAGATGGGATATTGGAGCCGCAAACAATGAGCGTAATCCTTGAGCGCGCCGACAGCCTGACAAAAGTAGCAGACGGCCTCCAACTCGCAGCAGACATCACAAAGAAGCTCGAAAAATGCTACCCAGGCTACCTATGGAGCGTTTTTCTGGACGAGGATGGCGGTATGGTACAGATCGTAAACGAAACGCTTCAGCACCCGATAATGTCGCGCCACAAATATGCCTACGAGCTTTATCTTGCGCGGATTCATGCCGACCCTGAGCTGAAGTGTATTATGAGAGCTGGTGGAGAGATCCTGGAGCGGGCAAATATGCACCGCGGCAAACCGTTCGATGGGATACTTCCAACTCGTATTGATGGGATCTGCGATAACCATCAGCCCATTATTGGGTTGGACGGGCAACCTTTGGTTTTGTAATCGATACGGAAGCGCTGAACTGACCCAAAACGAGACCTGAAACAGAATGGCCAAAGCTGATAACGAAAAATTCCTTCGACTCGCACGCGAAGCTTACAGCGCTTCCACGTCATTTATTGATTCGAACTACCGCAGGAAGTGGAACGATGCGTTTCGGCATTTTCAAAACAAACATCATTCAGGGTCTAAATACGGAACACAAAAGTATCGATATCTTTCCAAAAGTTTTTGGCCGAAATCAAAAAGCGCAACTCAGCAATGTGTTGCATCCGCAATGAGGGCATTTTTTAGCAACCAAGATCTCGTTAGTGTTGATGCGGAGGATATAAACAACCCCAAACAGGTGGCTTCGGCACTTATAAACAAGGAGCTGCTTGATTATCGACTGACAAAAACAATCCCGTGGTTTAAAATTTGCCTTGCGGGTATTCAAAGCGCACACGTTTCTGGCGCTGTTGTGTCTTATCAGTACTGGTGCACTGAGACGATTGACGAGCTTGCCCCGGTGATTGATGATGCGACCGGGTATCCATCTTTGGATGAGCGCGGCGAGCCGGTATTTAAAACTGTAAAAAGGGTTGTCAGGGATGAGCCTGTAATTGATCTTCGACCCATTGAAAACATCCGGTTTTCTCCGGCCGCCGACTGGCTTGACCCAATCAACACAAGCCCGTATCTGATTGATATCTTGCCGATGTTCGTGATCGATATCGAAGCGAAGATGGGTGAGATTAACCAGAAGACAGGCGAGCCAAGGTGGACAAAATACGATAGGGGAGAGCTTGCGGCGGCGAATAAGCACACGTATGACTCAACCGAGCAATCCCGTAACGGCGGGAATGAAGACCCGTATAATGCTGATAAGAGCAGCACTCTCGGCGCTTTTGACACGGTTTTCGTGCACCGTAATTTCATGCGTCATGGGCGCAACGACTACGTATTTTACACCGTCGGAACTCAGTTGATGTTGACTGACCCGGTGCCGATTGAAGAGGTTTACTGGCACGGTGAGCGCCCGTACGCCATGGGATCTTTGTTGATTGAGGCGCACAAAACAATTCCAGACAGCCCAACGCACAACATATCGGAGCTACAAAAAGCTGTTAACGACATATGTAATCAGAGAAGTGACAACGTTAAATATGTACTTCACAAGCGAAACTTCGTCCGCAGAGGGGCGCAGGTAGATATAAAAAGCATCGTTAGGAATGCACCTGGATCTGTAACTCTCGTTAACGATATAGATAGAGATGTGCGGCAGCAGGAATTCAGCGATGTCACCGGTAGCTCATATCAAGAGCACGACCGCATAAATATGGCAATTGACGATCTAACAGGAGCTTTTAGCGCTTCTTCGGTTGGAGGGAACCGCAATCTTGGTGAGACCGTCGGTGGTATGTCAATGCTGCGATCAGCAGGTAATGAGATAGCAGAGTTGATGATCCGCACCATTGCTGAAACATGGATAGAGGTATTGGTTCGGCAACTAATAAAGCTTTTGCAGAAATACGAATCAAACGCCGTAATCCTGGCTATTGCAGCTCGGAAGGCTCAGGTGTACGAGCGGTTTGGGATTTCTGACACGATTGACACTCTGCTTGAGCAGGAGCTTACAACCACCGTCAATATGGGCATGGATGCTACAGACCCAATAAGAAAGACTGAAAAGCTCCTGTATGCCATCGGTAAAGTAAACGAGATCATGATGAACCCGACGCAGGGGTTGAACAAGCCGGAGATAATCAAGGAGATATTCGGTTCGCTCGGGTACAAGGACGGGGAAAGATTTTATAGCGGCCAGGAAGAGCCACCCCCCGAAGTCCAGCAGATGCAGCAGCAAATGCAAATGATGCAGCAGGCAATGCAGCAGATGCAGGCAGAGCTTCAGAATCGTGAAGCAGACAGGCAGGCCAAGATGGCGATGTCTGAGGCCGATAGGCAGTTCAGGGCCATGCAGCTACAGGCGCAGATGCAGGATAAAGAGCAAGAGCGTCAACTCAAGGCTGGACAGGGCGGAGCAGAGAGGGCGGCAGGCGCGGAAGACACCGAGAAAAAGATAGCGGCGGATCTCATCAAGACCAGATATGTCCAAGAAAACGAAAACAGGCGAACCGGAGCACAGATCCAGAGCGACTTAATCGACAACGCAATCAAGAGGGCACACGAGATTGAGATCCATTCACGACGCGAGAGAGAGCGCGGTGCAAATCCTGGCGGACGAGGCCAACGCGTTTTTGAGCAGCAATATCGGTAAATACATTGTATTGCGGTCTCAGGGAGAGTGCGAACGCGCAACCGATGATCTAATAGAATGCGACCCGAACGACGCCGATAAAATCCGCCGGCTACAGAACAAGATCTTGGTTTGCACCGAGGCGATAAATTGGATGCACGAGGCTATCCAGGAGGCTTTTAACGAGGGTTACGAGCAACATATATATGATGACCCAAGCGAAGGATATGGTGGCGCGGTATGACACTCGACGAGTGCAAGAAAAAGATTGGCGATAAGATAGAATGTTTGAAAGAGACGCGCTCTACCGGTAAGCACATTATAGAAGTCAACATGTCTCAGGGAGGAATAGGAAGCGTCACATTTTACACAGCATTCCCTGAGATTAATTGCAAGCGCAAGGCTATTTTCGCCGGTATTACTGGCAACCCGATGCTTTTGGAAAAGCAGTTATAATATAATTTAAATAGGTTACCAACGATCCCTCTCAAGAGGTTAATCAAGGCCCTTTAGGACTTAGTAGTCTTAGAGGGCCTTTTTTTATTAGGAGAAACACATGGAAGGTTCAGCAGCAAACCATGGCGCTGACGAAATAAAAGGCACGGCAGACATCGAGTTAGCCGGTCCTGATGATGGCAAGGTAAACCACACCATTGACACCGACTCAGTTGTTGACGAGGCGAGGCTTGGACACCTTGAAGCAATCGCAAAACGCAACATGGAACAGGACGCAAAATATTTTAAAGATTTTGACGGTGAAAAAATCGTTGAATCAGAGACGCCTTCGGACGGCGATCAAAAAAAAGAAGATACGCCTGAAAAAGAAGAAGGAACCGCTAAGGCGGCAGAAGATCCCGTTGAAGAGTTCGTTACAATAAGGGTTGACGGGAAAGACCAGCAAGTTCCCTTGTCAAAGATAAAAGAAGCGGGGATACGATCTTACCAGATGGAATCAGCCGCTGATTGGAGGCTTGAAGAGGCCAAGAAAATACTAAAGGAAGCCAAAGAACACCAAAAGGCTTACTCAAGGCCGGAAGAGCCTGAGAAAGAAAAGCCTACCCTTAGCCCAACTGATGCGGCACGGGCGGCATTAGAGGTGCATCGCAAAGCACTTGTAAACGCGCAGATACACGGGACACCAGAAGAGATGGAGATGGCTTTCGGTGCCTACGAGGCATCCCGTGAAGCCCTCGAAACTGCGCGTTTGAATGAGATTACCGGAGGAGGAAGCGTCAGCGAGGCCGTTGCACGAGAGCTACAGCGGCGTGAGCAAGAATCTGTAAAGGCGCGTAATAAGATTATCCTTGAAAAATTATCACAACCTGTGGAGTCGGGCGGATATAAAGACCTGCTCGATAACGAAGAGTTGAGGGAGTTTTTCATAATCAGGGTGAACAAAGCGTTCGAGAATGGAAAGCCAAACGAGTACGAAACATACGCAGAAATAGGTAGCGGTATCAGAAAAATGCTCGGACTTTCCAATGAAGAACAGCCTCCGGCAGAACAAAAGAAAAAAGTACCAATCGACCATGACAAACTTGAGGCCAGAATGGAACGAAAGCAGGCCGAAATTGACAATATTAAAGTATCCGGCGGGACGCCCCATGGTAAAACGGGCGATAGTGATAAGCCCAAAGATATAAATGAAGTCCGTGCGAAAGCGATGGACTACATGTTCAAGTCCAGGGGCCAAGGCCGGTGGTAGGAGAATAAACCATGGCAGGTCAAGTGTGGGCCACCAATTCTCTTGGTGGCTATCTTCACAGCGAAAACCTTTCCAAGACTCTGCGCGAAGTTGTCGGGCCGGAGTGTAAATTCCGGCAATTTTGTGACATTAAAGACGCGTCGATGCATGGGCTTAGAAAGGGTAGTATATTTCACTGGGATGTCTACGGAAACGTAGTAACACAGGGCGGTTATGTCGGTGAGACAACCCGCGCACCCGAAACAAACTTCAAAATTTATCAGGGAACATTAACGATCCAGGAAGCAATCAACAGCGTCCCGTACTCCGGGATGCTCGACAGTGTTTCCATGTTCGAAATTTCCAACATCATCAAAAAAACATTGAAGAATGACGCGGCTAAATTTTTCGACATCCAGGTCGCGGGCCAGTTCGATGAAACTCCGCTCCGCGTGTATCCGTACAACGCAACCAGCACCACCGCCGTAACGCTTGCTACCACCGGAACAGTTGGTGGTACTGCATCAGTGGCGTTTAATGTCGGCCACTGCCAGGCCATTGTTGACCTCATGAATGAGCGCAATATTCCGCCTTACCAGGGCGGAGACTACTTCGCGATTACATGGCCGTCAACAATCGCCACGTTCCGCAACACTTTGGAGTCGAAATACCAGTACACGCCCGAAGGCTTCAAGATGATCAAATCGGGTGAGATCGGTAGATACCGTGAAACACGTTGGATTAAGCACACCCATTCCGGAATTGCAAAGGCCGGTACGACCTACACCGATTGGATCTACTTCTTTGGCGAGGACACGGTGTGTGAAGCCATCTGCGTTCCAGAGGAGATGCGGGCGAAGATACCCGATGACTATGGTCGTAGCAAGGGTGTGGCGTGGTACTTCCTTGGTGGCTATGGCTTGGCGCACACAAGCGGCATGGATGTTAATGACTGTCGAATCGTCAAGTGGGAAAGCTTGGCATAAGAAAGGAGGTAGAAGATGGGCGGTTTTTATTCTGATTCAAGATACGTGACAAGCAAAAATCTAAGCCTCCGGGGCATTGCCGTGCAGACTTCCGTGATTGCATCCGACACTGTGATTGAGCGCAGGACGCTGATGGAAGCGATAACCGTAAAAGATTGGAATGTTGTCGTTCGAAGCGGTGACGTTCTAACCGGTACCGCAGACTCCGCAAGCTGGAGGGTCGCAATCGGCAAGAGTGCCGCAGGAACCGGAGCAATCACCGGTATCGGGACAGCTAAACTTTCCGCCCTTTCTATCGGCGGGACATACAGCAATAACACCGTTGTTGACGGATCACTTACCGAAACAAACTTCTCTGCCGGTGACGATATCGTGTTCTATTACAAGGCCGGCACAGCGTTGCCCGCGGGAACTGTCAGGCTCGACGCAGATGTTCTTTATGTTGAGCGTTACACTTAAAATTTAGGCCTTATCCGGGGGAGAGATCCCCCGGAAGGATAGAGGATGAAACGAGCATATCTGGTACGGTGGGGCGCATACGGCGATCATATCCACATGTCAAACGTCATCAGGGCGTTACATGAAGATGGGTATGAGATCACCTTTGAGTACAATTATAAAGGCGCTCAGATCCACAGTTACAACCCAAGGATATCGCGCCACATCGTTTTCGAACCTATGGCGGAAGAGAACGGTGGTAAATTAAACTACAAGCTAGATGAGTACAAGAGGCTGAAGGACGAGTACGACATTTTTGTTAATTTCTCGTTTTCGCTCGAAGAAGCTCTTATTGAGCCTGAGCACAAGCCCTCGTATTTCTGGCCTTTGTGGAAGCGCCGGTTAAAGAATACCAACATATGTTTTTATGATCAGTCAATGATTTGGGCTGGCCTTACGGCAAAGAAGTACATGGGGTTGACCGGAGATATATTTTTCAAGCGTGAAGAACACGAGCACGTTTTGAATCAGCTCCGGCCGTACGAAGACAAATTTATCGTCCTCCTGGCACTGCGCGGATCTACATATCAGAAACATCTAAGACATGTCGCCCGTGGAATATGCGACGAGTGGCTAAAAAGACACCCTGATAGTGTAATAATAACAACAGGAGACAAAAGCTGCCAGGGTTGGGAATGGCCGTCTGCGCATGGCACCACTATAGCTCCCGAACGTGGACTTGGCGACGGTACGCACTCGCTCGTTCACAAGAGTGCACGGATGCCATTCAGGCAGGCGTTGAACATCGCAAAATATGCCGACCTTGTTATAACCCCAGAAACAGGACTTGGAATTGGAGCGGGAGCATTCGCAACTCCTAAAATCATGCTGTTGACGACCTCAAACATTCTCAATATCGCCGGGAACGACCGCAACGATTACAGCCTACAATCAGAGGCATACTGCTCTCCGTGTGCCAGGGCAATCTACAATACCGACAACTGCCCGGTTGACGATTCAACGAAGCTCCCAATATGCATCATGTTCGACCGAGAGCGTGTTGTCAGGAGGATGGAAGAGGTATTTTATAACAAGCACCAGCGTTATTGGGAGATCAAAGACGAGGGGGTGTATTGAAGCCACAGTATTTAATAAGCGGAGATGGACTAAACACAATGCGAAGGTGTAGGCACGGATATTTCGTGTATAACCGCAATGATGCATTCATAGGTCAGTCTCTCGACTTCTACGGAGAGTACTCAGAGGGTGAGGTTGATTTATTCAGGCTGATATGCGGACGTGGAGATACGGTTATTGATGTCGGTGCTAACATTGGCGCGCTTACGGTCCCACTGTCTCACATTGTCGGTAATTCCGGATATGTTGTAGCGATTGAGGCTCAGCGGGTTATCTTTCAAACTCTATGCGCTAACATCGCAGTGAACAGTATACAAAATACGCGTTGTATCGATATCGGTGTTTCTGAAGAATGCGGTAGCGCGATTGTTAAACAGGTTGACTATCTTAAGGGCGGCAACTTCGGAGGTGTTAGCCTGTCTGAGTACAATGGGACTGGAGAGATCAATGGGACTGGAGAGATATTAGAACTAGAAAGACTTGATATTATAATGACATGGACTGGATTCAAGCGGGTTGACCTTATCAAGATTGACGTAGAGGGAATGGAATATAAAGTAATCTTAGGTGCGTTCGGAATCATAAGAGAGTTTAACCCTGTTCTTTACGTAGAGAACGACCGCATTGATAAATCAACCGAACTGATAGAACTGATAAGGTCATTAGGATATCGCCTTTACTGGCACACTCCACCGCTATACAATCCCAACAACTATTACGGAGAGCGCATAAACATCTACAAAAACATTGTATCCGTCAACATGCTGTGCCTGCCCGATGGATACGAAAACAAAAGGCTTGAAGGATTTGAAGGACTCACAGAGGTCGGTGATTCTGATAGCCATCCATTCAAGGAGTAGGTTTGGGACACATAAAGAAGCTGCTTTCAGGAAAAACAATACCGAAAAGGTCAATGACTCCATGTAGCATATGGACAGACCTTTGCGAAAACATCCATTTGCACTACCGTAATCTCCGCCTGGAGTTCTCGGAAACTGAGTGGGCACACTTCCGGGCGGCGATAAATCACCTAGGAAAAGCGGTTGAACGTTGCTCTGTTGAGAACGGTTATGAAGAGGGCGACCCTAATTTTCTGATTCAACAGGTCTATAATTTCAGTCTTAAGCCTGACTCTGACTATTACAAAAACCGTTCAACGATTGAGCTTCAGCGAGACGACACCGTTCATTTTCATTACAGGGATCTTCGTCTGCACTGGTCGAAACGCGAGTTCGTTGAAATAGCAAACATGTTCGTCGATGCAGTTGGAAAGTTCAACGCGGTTGAGCCTTTCCGGTATGCTGATGTAAAAGAACGCACGAAAGTCCTCTGCAATATCGAAGACATCCAGCCATACGACGAGGGCCACCGCCCGCTTGCAATAGACGAAGAACATCGGTCAGGGATTGAATTTATAAAGTCGGAGATCAAGAACGGTGTCAAGATACGCCCTATCCTGGTTAACACAGAGGGCCAACGCCTTGATGGATTCAAAAGGTACATGGCTTTTCTTGAGCTTGGTTTTGAGGAGATCTGGTGTTTCGTCGATCCGTTTGGAATCATGGGCGGGCAATCAAATCAATCACACATCGCAGACGAGGATAACGATGCTGAATAGGAGCAAGCCATACGGGATCATCAGCGGGATAAATACTGACGGGGCCAGGTATGAGCAGGACGGGAAGAAATTCAGGGGAGATGGTACTCCGCTTGATGAGCAGCAGGAAGAGAATAAAGAAGTTGACGTAAGGCTATTACGGGGAGACGGTACGCCGCTTGATGAGCCGCTTGATATGCCGGAGATACAAGATGCTCCATTAACAAGGCTATTACGGGGAGACGTAACTCACATCGACGAGCCGCTTGATATGCCGGAGATACCAGATGCTCCATTAAAATACATCAACCAGCCGGTACATCACCGCAAAAAGCGCAAGGGGGATCATGGTCTGGAAACCGGAAAACCCAGAAGGTAACGAGGCCGCCAAGGTCCGCTTCGACATTGCGAGATACACTCGCGGGCGTGTCCTCGATCTCGGTTGTGGCCCGTGGAAATGTTACCCGCATTTCATCAGCGTTGACAACTATTCAGAGTGGCAGGGCCTTAAGTGGAGGCCGGATATATGCGGTGACGCTACCGACCTTGGCATATTCGCCACAAATTCGATTGATGCCGTGTTCTCGTCGCATCTACTGGAGCACATTGACGACTATGTTAAGGCGTTGCATGAGTGGTGGAGAGTGATCAAGATAGGAGGGTATCTAATCCTCTACCTGCCGCATAAATCGCTTTACCCGAATATCGGGCAACCCGGTTCGAACCCGGATCACAGGCACGATTTTGAGCCGAAAGACATAGTTTCTATAATGACGGCCAATGCCGGTGATTGGGATCTGTTGGAGTCAGAGATTAGATCAGCGGGAGACGAGTACAGTTTTTTTCAGGTTTTTCAAAAACTTGGACGCGGAACCGGACATGTTTATTCGTACTGCGCAGAGAAACCAAAAAAAAAATGCGCTATCGTGCGTTACGGAGGATATGGCGACATGTTGCAGGCATCTGCGATACTGCCTGAGCTTAAGCGACAGGGCTATTATATCACGCTCTACACTACTCCATACGGAGAGCAGATTGTTAGACACGACCCGCACATTGACGAGTTTATCATTCAGGACAACGGGCAGGTGCCTAACCAATGGCTTGTTGATTTTTGGGCGGTAGAATCAAAGAAATACGACAAGTTTATCAACCTGAGCGAGTCGGTGGAGGGAGTTTGGCTCGCCATGGAAGGGCGGCAGAATCACATGTGGCCAAAGGCTGTCCGCGACAAATACATGAACACGAACTACGAAGAATTTGCCTTCGATCTAGCGGGGCTACGCTATACCGGCGACCGGCAGAGATTCTACGCAACCGACAGGGAGAGGCGCATAGCTTCAAAAAGGCGCAGCGAGATCGACGGAAAAGTCGTTCTCTGGACTCTTGCCGGGTCGTCGGTCCACAAGATCTGGCCTCACCTTGATGCGGTAATCGCGGAGTTCATGATCAGGACAAAAGACATTCACTTCATGCTTGTCGGTGACGCGTCGTGTAAATTGCTAGAAGCCGGGTGGCAGAAGGAACCCCGCGTTCACCGCAGGAGCGGGGAGTGGAGTATACGTGAAACTCTCGCGTTTGCTGAGACAGTTGACCTCGTAATTGGGCCTGAAACTGGTGTTCTCAACTCTGTTTCTGGCCTTGATATTCCGAAGATATGCTTTCTATCACACTCAAGCGTCGAGAACCTGACAAAACACTGGAAAAACTGCGTGTCGATGATGCCTACCGACTGCGAGTGCTACCCGTGCCACATACTCCACAACGAAACTAATAAGTACTGCACCCGTGACCAGCGCACCGGGACGGCAATGTGTCAAGTAAAAATTGAGCCTCCGGTTGTGTTGCAGGCCATGGTCGAATTGTTGGGCATAACCAAAAATATAAAAGCAGCATAAGCAGCATAAAAGGAATTAAAATGAAAACTTACATAGGATGCAAAATAATCAACGCGGAACCACAGGAGAAAAACGGAGAGCAGGGCTACAAGGTTGTTTATCCCGATGGGTATGTTTCGTGGTCCCCAAAGTCCGTGTTCGAGGGCGCATACCGTGAAATCATTCCCGGTGAGCTGGAGCTTATTGGAAAATAATGACGACATCGGGAACATACGCCATCACCATAACGGCAACGCAGATGTGCGCGGCAATCTACAGGACGCTCGGAATAATTGCTGCCGGCCAGGCTCCCGACGCGCAGCAGACGCAGGACGCTATCCAGGCCATTAATATGTGGATGTTGCAGCAGAAAGGCCCTGAGAACGCATCCCGTCCCGGACAAATGATGTGGTTGCGCGAAACGGATGAGCTTAGTTTGAATGAGGGGCAATTTCTATACGAGCTTAAGCCAAGCGGCGGAGACCTTGATATCCAGATCCCTACAGAGATACTTTCCGCCTCCCTGCGCAATGAAGACGACGAAGACACGCTGCTTACGCCGATGACGCGGGCGTCATATGAGCTCATATCTGATAAAACCGGATATGGTTCTCCAATACGATACTGCTACGAGAAAATGCTGGACGTCGGAAACTTCTACCTTGACCAGGCGCCCGACGAAACAGCCGCAGAATACACAATCAGGATCGTGCACCGCCGCCCGATTGAGGTTATCACCGCAGGATCTGAAACGCTTGACGTAGAGGATTTCTGGTTTCGATCCATGAAATACAACTGCGCAATTGAGCTTGCGCTTGAATACGGCATGGAGCCTTCTAACACGCTCATTGCCCTCGCGGCGGAATCAAAGGCACTCGTGAGCACATTTTACCCCGAAAATGTTGAAGACATCTTTTTTCAACCGGAGCTTGACTGATGGGCAGAGCAGTTCAAATTGACGCGATACTGGCGGGTGTCATTGACCCTAACACGGGTGCCCCCTGCGCGGGCGGGACAATATATTTTTATGAGCCGGGGGGCACGACGGGTAAGAACGTGTGGACTGAAGCGGCAAAGAGCAACGACTACACTTCGTACACGCTCGACAACGCCGGTGCCGCGCATCTTTATGCCGATGGGATTTATGATGTTGTTATCAAAAACTCTTCTGGCACCATAATAGCTTCGTGGGACGGATTGAAGCTGCGCTATCCAGATTTTGAGGCTACATCGATATCAGCCAGCTACACGCAGGAAACTGACGACGACGCCATAGTTCTGTCTCCTGCCGCAACAGCGGCGGTTACGATAACGCTGCTCGATAGCGATGATTGGGAAGATAAACCTCTTGTCGTTGTAAATGCAAATGATTCTTATGCCATAACGGTAAACGTTGATGGAGACTCGTCTGATTCAATCGATGGAGGATCATCAATCGTTATTCCAGTAGGCGCGTCCGCTGTGACTATTTTCAAATCCGGGACTACTTTCTATTCTTCCGGCAACGGAACGTCAAAGGTGCTGTCAACCGGTTCAACCGGTAGGTATCTTACGGTAACCGATAACGGTGCCAAGGATGTAAGCGAAGACTTTGCGTCATCGTTCTACATGATGGGCGGGTCTGCATACTCAATGCGGCTAATATGCGCCAGGATAGACATTTCATACTCAGCGGCGAGCCAGATTAATGTAACAATAAGCTCGTCAACAAGCTACGGGTTCGAACCTCCCGCGACTGCGTCAAGCGGTGCATTGGCGGCGGGCGGATCTGCCAATGGATTTACTGTTTTTGCCGGCGGAATCTACGTCTCGTTCGCAAACACAATTATGTACCCACATGCAGCAGACACAGCGTATTTTACGGGTGTGCTTCCTGTAAGCAATCCGGTGTATGTGATCACGACATCAGGCCCCCCGTCTTTCAGGGCGACGTATTCTAGCACCGCTCTTACTCTATATTATTACGAAGATGGAGCTGCTGGAGACATAATAGCGGCACTGGCAACATCTGGAGATACCATCAGTGTAATACTGGCATATCTCATGAGGCCCGTAGCTTAATGACTACACGCCAGATTACATTCGATAACGACGCTCCAGGAGTGCGCCTATTTGGACAGGGACCGCGCATAATCAACGGATTTATTGATAAGTCCGGCGCGCTTTGTCGTGTCCCTGGATACGCTCTTTTCAAGGATATGGCCCTTATAACAGGGGCTCCGGTAACCGGGGTATTTAGTGTGCAGAACACCTACGAATACCAGGGCCAGTCTATATTCTCAGATGTCTATTCGGATCGTGCCGAGATTCTGACAATCACCGCAGGTGGGCAGATATACAACGCGTGGTACTACGGTGGGGCCTTGACAAACGAGAGTTATTACACCTCTCTGTCGGATCAAGACCGATGGGTAAAGCTAAGCAAAAGCAATCCCGTAATATTCGAGTTCGGCAAGTATGATATCTATCCAGCTATTATAATGGCAGACGGCGCAGGTCAGCCGGTGATTTACGATGTGCAGAATAAGAGGCGTGTCGTTGACCCGGAGGCACCAAAACCGTGTTCTCACGTCGCAATGATAGACACGTATCTTATAGGCAACAATGTAGGTGAGCAGTATTTCGACATCTCTTACCCTGGTGATATCTGGAGGTGGGACGGCGATTTTGCCCAAGCGGTTTCTTCTTCAGACGACATCATGGCTCTTGCAAAGGTCCGGCGTAAGCTCGTTCTTGCCGGTGCCGACAGTATGGAGATATGGCGCAACGACGGGTCAACTCCATTCTCTCCTGAATATAATCATATAGAGGCTGGATTATCGGCAAAATACAGCCTGATAAATTGCGATAATACGCTCTATTGGCTCGATAAGTTCAAGCGAATAGTCGCATGCGATATCGCACAAAGCATTCGCCCTACAGTCATCTCAGACGCCCTCAACTCATCGATTGAGTACGCATCACGCCAAAGCTACTCTCAATCTTATGATTGTGTGGGCGGGCACATGCAGACCGATGCGGGAAACTATTATATCGCCAATTTCGATAACCTTGAGATGGTATACGCGATTAACACTGCCACCGGAAAGTGGTGTCAGCTCGGCAAGTGGGACGCTCACCGTGGTGAATACAAACGCTTTCCGCTGTGGGTTTTCGGGCAGTCAAACTCGTTTGGGTCTCTGGCGGGGAGTTGTCTTGACGCAAAGGTCCATAGGGTATCAAGCAAATTCCACACCTTCGACGGAGACGAAATACGCTCAGAGTTCCGCTCCAACATTATCCGAAGCGCAGGGTCTGGTCGCAACATCGTCAAAAAACTGATGGTCGGAGTAAGCCGCACCGCAGACAAGCCGGACGCAATCACAATAGAGCCGTCAATATTGATCAGGTGGCGCGATGACGGTGCTACCGAGTGGAGCATGTGGCGCGAAATCTCAATCTCTCCCACAGGGCGCACGGAATGGGACTTCCAGCTCTACCGGTGCGGGTCGTATAGAAACTCGAGGCAATACGAGGTTGTAATGCTCGGAGACTATCCGTACCAAGTTTCGTATATTGCGGAGGACGTGTGAAGAGAATAATTACTCCGCCTGACGAGATCACGCCGGAGAACATGCGGGCGTTCTTTATTGAGGTATGCAACGTGATCAATGAGAGATTCGGAAACATCCCGGACGACTCTGATGCTGTTGATACTGCCGGGGCAGTTTCGGATCTAAACGATTTGCTGGAGGTGCTGCGGTGAAGGTTCGTAGACTTTTCCTCCGTGACTATGCGTTTGTTCGTGATTGCATGCTCCATGCGGATGTTTTCCCGTTCATCCATGACGATGGAACTGGTGATGAAAACGCGTTTGCAAGGATGCTTTTGAGCGTTGTTGATAATGACGCGTTTATTTTTCTATCTCCTGGTCCAGGATGCGTGTTTATGCTTTCACCGACATTCTCAGGTGTCTACACCGTTCACACCGCTGTAAAGCCTGAATACAGGGGTAGAACTGCGATAGAATACGGAAAGGCGGCAATAGGAAAATTCTTTGAAAAACAAGATCATATCAAGCTGATTTCATTCGTTCCGGGATGCAACCGGAGGGCAAAGATATTCGCACTGAAGTGCGGATTTAGAACAGAGGGTACATTACGAAAGTCGTGGAAACAGGGCGGAATTGTATATAACGTTGACATCGTAGGTTTAACGAGACAGGAGTGGGAATTATGCCAGCAGCAGCAGTGCCCATCGCGGTTGGGGTTGGTGGTATAGCGGCGGGTTACTTCGGGAGTAAAGCGCAGGCAGATGCGGCGAAATCTTCTGCCAAAGCTCAAAATGATGCTACAATGGCGGGTATTGACCTTCAGCGCGAGATGTATAATCAGGCAAGGTCTGATTACTCTCCGTATAGGCAGGTTGGCCAGAACGCTATACCGCTTTACAATGAGCTTACAAGGGAGCGCGACAAGGGAACGCAGAATGCGTTGACTGATTACCAAAATTACCAGGGCCAGAATCTTCCGGGATCGAATCTTAGCGTGAACTTGGCAAACCCGAATCAGTACACGGTTGACACGAATATTGCCAAGGTTAACCCGAACAGTTTCAACGCCATCAACACGAAGTCATACGCGCTTGACCCTTCGCAGTATCAGGCAGATTCGTCTAACGTGATCAATTTCCAGATGGACCCTACCGACGCGGTCTACAAGTGGAAGCAAGATCAGGCCCAGAAGGGCGTCGCCCAAAACATGGCGGCGGCTGGTCTATCCGGCTCAAAGTACGGAATGAGCCTATCGCAAGACGCAAATATGCGCGTTGCCGCCGACGAGGCAGACAGCCAGTTCAACCGAGAGATGCAGAAGTATGGCGTTTTGAACCAGCAGCAGTCCGACCTTTATGGTCGCACTGCAGATCAGAATAACCTCCAGTATGCGAGAGATTACACAAAAGAAAGCGACCTGTACAACCGCACCTCAGAACAGAATGCAATGGATTGGCAACGTCAGTATCAGCAGCAGAGCGACCTATTTAACCGCACTAACCAAAACGCCCTTACCGGCTATCAGGTGCAGGCTGATAACTATAATAGGGCATACCAGAACGCGACTTACACAGATCAGCTAAAGCTTAACCAGCTCGCCAATGCGTTCAATATGAACAACACTATGGCCAACCAGGATTATTCAAAGGCCCTTGATGCCGTTAAAATTGGTGCCGGTGCTGCCGGAACAACCGGTGGATGGGCTATGGGTGTCGGGCAAAATGGTGCACAGATGATGCAGAATCAGGGGGCTGCAAACGCAAACGCAATTACCGCGCAGGGCAACGCGGCTGCCGGAATGTACGGAGGTATGTACAACACAGGTCTAAATGCTCTCGCAATGTACAATATGTATCGATAGGGGTTTATGATGCCATACGACGTTTGGGGTAATATCAATCAGGGGCAAACAAACTTCATGAACGCACTTGCCATGCGCAAACAGCAGGAGCAGGCCGACGCAAGAAACGCAATCCTTGCACAGCAGACGCAGGCAAGTATGCGCATGAAAGAGGACGAGTTTGCACGGTCGCGCCAAATGGATCAAATGAAGATCGAAGAGGCTCAGCGGGCGCAGCAGGTTCAGCAGGTAAAGGGAGCCTACAATATCCTCAACTCAATTAACAGTCAAGCCGATCTTGACCGTGCGCGTGGATACATGCAGCAGAACGCACCGGAGTATCTGACTCAGGTTCCTGAAGTGTATGACGATAAAGGAAAGGCCGCGATTGACGGGTATAAAAACCTTTACCGGAACGTTGCTGTTGATCAATTCAAAATGACTGAACGGTGGGTAAAAGACGCGAACGGAAACCGGTATCCTGTCCTTCTCGACCAGAACGAAAACCCTGCCGACATGCAGCTTCCGGAAGGATACCACTGGATCAACAAAGATCTTGAGAAGACAGATATCGAGCAGCAAGGCGCGATTGACAAGCAGCGGGCGAGTGATGCGGCGGCAATGGAGCGTGAGCAGGCTGGAAATCAGAGCGCCATGAATATTGCCAAATACAACGCCGGTGCAGATCTTGAGAAAGAGAAGCTGAAGCTTCAGTCTGAAGAGACGCGGGCGCGGATGCAGCAGCTCGCGGCGTCGGGCGCGAAAACTTTTGAGAATGAGCAGAAGCTTCGTAAAGAGTTTGATGCCCTACCTGAAGTAAAGACGTTTATCGAAGTTGACCGCAATTACAACATGATGGATCAGGCTGTAAAAGATATCAAGAAGCAAGCTGGTGACAGCGGAAAGCCTTGGGCATCTTATTCATACGCAGATCAGGCCCTAATAACAACGTTCAACAAGATGCTCGATCCAACGAGCGTTGTCAGAGAAAGCGAGTATGCGCGAACATCTGAGGACCAAGCCTGGCTTTCTCGTTTAAAGTCAGGGTGGGATGCGATTTATTCTGGAGGAAAGCTTAACGAGCCTGAGCGCAAGGCAATTTTCAGAATGGCAAAAAATTTCCGGGATGCATCGAAAGAAAAGTACGATGTGCAGGACAAGTTTTATAAGGGACTGTTCAAGGATTATGGCCTTAATAAAGAGCATATGTCATCAGTTCGTGGTACACCGAATGAAATAGCAGCGGATTACGAAAAGAGCCAGGGTGCACAGAATTATCAATCAATGGCCGAAGAATTCCTTAATGGGTTGCAATAATGCCTACGCTTCAAGATGTATTTTCAAATTCGAAATTCTACGATCTCCCTGAAGATGCGCAGTATCTCGTCATTGATAAGATTGATAGCCGGTTCGGAAAGATGCCGAAGGAGGCGCAGGATATCGCCTACGGCCGCATGAAAGAGAAGTGGGGATCATCTTCCGGTCCGCAAATGCCCACAGATGATTTGCAAGTCTCCCACGATACATCAAGCTCCCCGCAACCGGTGGAAGAACAGCCGCAAGAAGCACCACAAATACCAGATCAAATGGCGGCGGCACACGATCCAACACCGCCTGAGAAACGTGGCATCATCGACCGGATAGGCGATACAATAGAGCAAAGAGTACCACTTGAAAATAGGCAGGATATCGCAAACACCGTGCGCGGGGTTACGGTTCCGGTTGCTGGCCTGGCAGGTGCCGGTCTTGCATCTCCAACTGTCGCAGGTGTTGCTGCTGGAGGGGCACTTGGGGCGACTGCTGCTTCAAAGGGTAACGATTGGCTTGATCAAAGAATATTCCGAACTCAGCAACATAGAAGTGCAAAAGAAGAGTTGATCGACACCGGCAAACAGGTCGCACAAAATGCTTTGATGTACGGCGCTCCAGCAACTTCGGCGGCGGCAGGTGTAGGGGTTGTCAAGAATGCGATCACTGGTGGACTTGGTTATGGGGCGTCTGAAGAGGTCGAAAAACTCGACAAAATGCGCCGGGGAGAGTATCGGCCGCAGAGTGCGAAAGAAGAGATAAAGCAGGCCGCAAAAAATATCGCTGTCGGCACCGTAATGGATTTGACAGGTCAGGCTGTCGCAGGCACTCCCCGTGCTGCCGGTGCGGTTGCGAATGCTGCGCGTAATAAGCTCAACAACTCGGCGCTTGCGCAGGACGTAGCGGCGGCTGAGTCTCAGGGAATTAAGGTTGCCACGAGTGACGTTAAGCGGCCAAGAACATTTATGGGAAAGGCGGCGCAACGGGTGGGCGAAGCTGTCCCGGTTGTCGGTACCGGGCGGATGCGTAGGCAGCAGCAGGAACAGAGGATTAAGGCAGTCAAAGATACCATTTCCGAGTTCGGCGTTGACGCTGATACTAACAAGGGAGTGTTCGATGATGTGATGAGCGATCTTTCGGCGCGTAGGAAGTCTGACCTTAGCAAGTACGCCAGATGGAAGACAGACGTGTTCAACCGGCTTGACAGCGCAGGCAATGTAAATGTTGACCGCACGATAGCGACGATAGACAATGAAATAGCACGACTAAAAGGAATAAGCGAAACAGAATTTGACCCCGCTATCGCAAAATTTGAGTCCCTTAAGCGAGACATCCAGGGAAAGAGCATATCCAACGTCGATGAGAACCGCAGGGTGTTAGGAAAGATCTATCAGGCTCCAGACCTGGCCACAATTCGAGACACGACAAAGAAGTCTGTTGACAAAATATACGGTTCACTCGTTGGTGATATGGGTGATTTCATCAATTCAAGCGGTGGGAATAAGGATCTGCGGCAGTGGAGGGTTGCCAACAAGCGCTTGTCTGATATGGCAGGGGAGATTGAATCAGGAACCCTTAAGAGCGTTCTCAAGCGCGGTGACGCAACGCCTGAAGATGTTAAAAAACTACTGTTCTCAAAGAAACCGAGCGAGATTAGATTGCTTGCAAAGAATTTAACCCAACGCGGCCGGGAGAACGCCAAGACTGCAATCATGTTTGAGGCTGCAGAGCGAACACTTAAACGCGCACAATCAGAAGGTTTTGATAACATCAGTCCGGAGGCCTTCTCAACAAACGTTAAAAAATTGGGAGACTCAATAGGCGTATTTTTTAAAGGACAGGATCTACAGAGAATCAAGGGATTACAGCGGGCGCTTGAACTCACAAAACGGGCGGGAGAGTTTGCGGCGTCTCCACCTACCGGAGTGCAAAACTACCCGTTTATCAGTGGCGCAGCACTCGGAGGTCTTCTCGGAGGGACAAAGGCGGTTGCTGTTGCCGGAAGCATAGGCGGAATAGCGCGGGTTTATGAATCAAGACCTGTTCGCAACCTGCTCCTACAACTTTCTTACTCTCCCAAGGGAAGCCCTCGTGAAGCCGCGCTATACCGTAGTCTGATGCTACAGATAAAAAAACAGAACGAGCGAGAACGTAAGTAGTTGCAAGCGAGATTGATAATTAGTATATTGATCATGATTAAATAACCGGTTACTGACTGGCCTTTGCTGCCAGATCTGAGCAAAGATACCAAGACGCCCGTTGCGACAATGCAGCGGGCGTTTTTTATTTGGAGGACGCATGAAGAGACTATCTATTGTTTTTGTACTGATTCTTGCGCTTTGCGCGAATGCTGGTGCGGCTGGAACAATGACCGGGTGTGCGGCGAGTGATTGGGTTGACATCGGTAATGAAAATTGGGCCTGCACGTTAAGCTGGACGGACGATACGAACGGGACAACCGGGACGATATATATTCCCGCGAGTCTTTACGGACTATGGGCGGGTGCGGCAATTACTGACCCTGGGAGCACTGCGCCAACTGACAACTACGATATTGTGATCAGCTCAACGGTATCGAGCCGGTGGACAGGTTTAGACATATTCGACGGCAATCTGCTTAACCGGGACACGTCCACGACAGAGAAGGCTACTTGGAGCATGGCACCGTTCCCGGTATACGGAAACTTGACGTTTGCTTTGTCAGGAAATGCGGTCAACAACGCCACCGGAACCATAACTCTAATTCTTGCGAAGTAAGCCATGGCAAACACAACAATAAAAGACCTCATCATGAAGCTGGACCCGGATTGCAACAAGCCGCAGTACACCTATGAATTTTCAAACGGGCGACGGTTCTATAGCAACGATATGCCATCCGCAACAGATCAGTACGACGACGCGATCCTTGACGGCGACGATAATCCCATCTTGGATGGAAACGGAGATTGGTTGACATGGTAAAGCGCGTTGCAATCGTTGTCGTCTGCTTGGCCGTTGCATCCGGCGCGATTGCTGCCGGAATCACTTGGTGGGATTATGACAACACGAGTTCATTGGAGGATACCGACGAGTTCATGGTTGGGTCTTCCGAGCGTTCCGGTGCGGGACTGCGCAATATAACGTGGCCTGATCTAATCACCGCCATATCTGGAGAGGACTTAGGTATCGTCCAGGATGAGACACCATCATCAGCTAACTACAACGGCGACACGACACACGCTCTAAGCCAGGACGACTTCTACGATTTATGGTCTCTAATTGACACCGACATGGACGGAGACCTAACGAATGAGACGTGGTTCGCCCTGGCTGGTGGTGGTGACATAACGGCGATATGGTCAGGGTCTACAGGAGATATCTCCGCCCTTACTGCCGGTGGAGGTGACTCTCTCGACGCTACAGCGGCGGACTACTCCATCCCATGGGTTCTCGCGACAGACTGCTCGGCGGTGACAACCGTTGGCAGGGCATGTATGGACAGTGATGACGGACAGCTATACATGGGAGACGGGGCAGACGCTGTTAATGTAGGGCCAGGATCATATAACGACCTCGCTTCTGACGGGATAGTTGTAAACTCTTCCGGTACTCCATACGCCAGAACTCTTACCGGGTCAGGCCTTGCAGTTGCATCAAATGGAGACGGAACCGCAGGAAATCCAACAATCACCGTCACGGCGGCTTCTGCAGGCACAATCAATACCGGGACAAGCGATTCAACGGCGGTAACGCCTGATGCTCTCGCCGGATCTATCCTAGGGACACAGATAGCAACCCTTCGAGTCATTGAGCCTGACGACACGCTCGCAACCGGAGACGGTCAATTCTACTTCACAATTCCTTACGAATTCAACGGAATGAATCTCGTAAACGCCCACGCCGCAGTTTACACAGCGTCGTCGTCCGGTACTCCGACTGTTCAGATCTACAATTTAACCGATACGGTAGACATGCTCTCTACCGAGATAACGATAGACGCCTCTGAGACAAACTCTTACACCGCCGCAGCGCAGCCGGTAATTGACACGGACTACGACGATGTGGCGGCTGGTGATATCATCCGGGTTGACGTTGATGTGGCCGGGACCGGGACCGCAGGGCTTGACGTGATACTCTCTTTTAGGTTGCCATGATGATGAAGAAGATTGTCGCCATAGCGCTTATACTGATAGCGCAGCAGTGCTACGCCGCTAAGGTGATTTTCTTCTATAATTCGCGCGATACCGCAAGGCTCGGACACTCAACGAGCAACCCCGCAAGTACGGACACGTACTCAAGCGGAACGTATGGATTTTATACGCAAAGAACTGCAACGTCGAACTTCACGGCCCGCAGTCTTTGGGCGTATTTAAAAGGCTCTGGTTGGGAAAATGCATTTTGCCTAACAGGAGGGGTTTACTCCGACGACGGTGCCGACGCTCCAGACGCAAAGCTTGGCCAGACATCAGAGTATGAGCCGCCAGACGTTATTCAATATCGCTGCATGCAGCTATCATCTCCACTATTCGTCGCGGCAGGCACTAAATACTGGATCGGCTACAACACGGAGTCTGGCTATGGTGTTCAATACGGATATGACGCAGGCGCTGTAAATAAATTCAAATCAACATCCACAGCATGTACGACACTACCTGATACTTTTGCTGGTTCGGCTGTATCAGACGGTGATGACGGTGTCTATCTGAGTTCTGAGGCATGCCCATCCTATCCTGGGATAAGCTCTGCGTCAATAGCTTCTGACGGTGTCACGCTTACGGTAACTTTCTCCGAGTCTGTATCACATGGTTCAGGTTGGGGCGCAAGCGACTTTTACACGAACTGTTCATACGCCGGGAATATTGCGCTCACCTACTCATCAGGAGACGGGACGCCGGAACATGTTTTTACAACAGCGGAGACGGTGGAAAGTTACTATCTGTGCACTTTGTATTTTACCGGTGGCGCAGATTCAGTTGAAGACAATGAGGGAAACGACTTGGAAAAAATAAACTCTGACCCGATCACAAATAACAGCACTCAATGATAAAACGAATCTCCATAATTCTCCTTATTCTTCCGGTGTCGGCCTATGCCAGCTACATGTTTATCAAAGGGCCTACTGGCGGCGGCGGTGGGACACATACGGATTACACCGCAGACGGAAATTGCGTCGCCGCGTATTTTCTAAACGGGACGAACTCGGAGACTGACCAGAGCGGTAATTCTCAGACGCTAACGATGCAGAATACCGTTGTGCAAGGTACGACGCTACCATCTGGTTACTCCGGTTATAGCCGAACATCCGATAGTGCTGTGCTCGATAGACTTTACAAAAGCGATGGCGGAACAACAGATATAAACGGAGCTGATCAGGCTATATCAATATGCGCGTGGATACGTCCCACAGATGCCGGTGCGGACAGGTATTTTGCGAGTAAGGGAACGCCAGCATCAGACATCAGTTGGCTACTATACGTATCAACTTCCGACCAAAAAATACGCGGCGTTATCTCGTCGGACGGATCGACAAAAACATATGTAATACCTGCGACAACAGTAGTGGAGGACTCTTGGTATCACGTCTGCATGGTGTACGATGACACAGACATCAGAATGTATATCAACGGTTCGCTTGATTCTAATGGGCTGGACAATCCTAAAGCATACACTTCGGGCCTTTATGATAGCACATCGTACTTCACTCTCTACGGTTCTGGCGGGTCGGGTTACTACGGAGAAATAGACGAGTTTATCATGCTCGACAGGGCGCTTAATTCGGCAGAGGTTACGGAGATTTACACCTACGGAATTGACGGCACGAAGGGGGCGAATGACTAGGCGTTTTTATATACTGTTCGCCCTGCTGCTAATTTCTGTCAACGTTGAAGCTGCTACGCTTATCAGCGAGAACTTCAACGACCAAGCATACACTTCGCCGTTGACTTTATACAACGGCATTGCGGGCGGATACGACACCTCGATCACTTACAGCTCGTCTGTTCGCCATGGATCTACAGGCTACAGTGTCCACGTTGACCATGCTCAGGGCGACATCATGGCGATACTGTCAGGCGCGCAGAACTATCATTCATCCGGCGTCTATTATCGGTATTGGGTCTATTATCCAAGCACTTACCAATGGTGTGTAGAAGCTGGTGGAACGCAAGGCAACGTAAAGCTGTTGAAGATGGCGGGTGACCCTGGATGGGATCTCGAAGTAATTTATAAAGAGTCTGGGGCAGAGCCGACGCAGATTCAAACGTTCTGGAATACCAGCGGCGGAGGAGTAGTATCTCATTACAACAGTATAACGAACGACTATGGAGGGCATAATTATCTAACAAGCTCTATCTGGCACAAGGTAGAGATCTATATGCAGATACCAAATGCAATACATGTAAGTATTGATGATCAAACGGTTTACAATAACACCAACGCTGATATTAGGACACCTGCATCTGTCTGGACCGGGACGCAGCAGTTTATATCTATCCGTGCCTTGGGTGGATGTGTTGACCCTCCGAGCGGGCATGGTGATTGGTATTTTGACGACATCACTGTTGTCTCAGGGGAGGGGGATTTATCAAGTAACGAGCCGAGTGAGCCGGGAACGAGCGACACTGTTTCACCGGTAGTTTCGGCGTTTACAATACCGAGCACGTCAAGCTCTCTGACTATCCCAATAGCGACTTTCACGGCAACGGATAATGTCGGCGTTACCGGGTACATGGTCAACGAGTCGTCAACATCCCCGTCGGCGTCGGCGTCCGGATGGTCGTCATCGGCACCTTCGACATACACAACAAGCTCCCAAGGAACAAAGACTCTATACGCATGGGCAAAAGACGCCGCAGGTAACGTGAGCGCGGCGGCAAGCGATAGCTGCGTTGTCACCGTGTCTTCTGGCGGTGAGTGCACTCACTACGTCGCCAAAACCGGTAACGATAGCTACAACGGTACATCTACGTCAACGCCGTGGTTAACAATCGCCCACGCCGCATCTGTAGCCGATCCTGATGATGTAATTTGTATCAGGTCTGGAACATACGGCGAAGACGTTACCGTATCGCGCAGCGGAACGAGCGGCCACCCGATCACTTTCAGGAATTATCCTGGTGAGTCTCCGCTTCTCGCATCTGGAAACAACAACACCGGCATGGCGTTCTGGATAAGCGGGTCATATGTCAAACTGTATGGTTTGACCTTTCGGAGGCAATATATCTGCGGATCTGTAAATACCTGGAGTGTAGGCCTTTTCGGTGATCACAACGAGGTTGATTCGTGCAGCTTCTTGGGAAAATCAGGAGACGCAGAGTACGATGCTTATACCCTATGTGGAGGAACATCTCGAACCGGAAGAGAGATCGGTATCGCCCTGCACGGAGGAGACTACTCCTATGTCCACGATAGCACGTTTGATGAGCTAAGCTTCGATGGGATAACAGTTTTTGACAATGGTACCAATGCGGCTAAGTACTGGAAGATAGTAAATAATACTTTCAGCGACTATCTCGGCAACGGTATTGATGCGGCATCTGCAACTTACGAATATATGTTCGGGTTGATCGAGGGCAATACTTTCGAAGGAAGCATGACTAGCGATGGAGTTCAGTTTAATCACGGAGCCTACATCTTAAACGCTGCACCGTCAACCTGGGGCGTCCGCATCAGGAATAACGTTTTTAAGTGCTCATCTGAGCAGTGCACGGCGGAGAACAGCATAGATCTTAAGGGTGCTAGCTACATCGTGATTGAAAATAACCTCATCCAGGGCGGAACCGGAAACAATGATGGTCTGCACGATTACGGGAGCACTGGCGTAAACGACACAAGCGGAGGATACGGAGGTGTAGCGACCGGAAGCGGAATGCCGTCAGAGTACATCGTGATTCGTGGTAACACATTTGTAGACAACGCTGGCGGGGTGGTGGCGATGTCTGGTTATCGAATCTATAACAACACGATTATCAATAACGATAGGAGCTACTCTGGACCAAATAGTTCGATAGGCCCTCGCACCGGGGCATCCATGGCATGGTTTAGCGATGTCAAATTTGTAAATAACATGATAGGCGGAAATGCCTACTGTAACGTATCTTTGCGCACGATCTACAGTAGCAACTACTCTGATTACAATCTGTTTACGACAGACGCCGGGACTCCCTACATGTGCGCGTTTAGCGAGGAAAGCTCCGCACAGATGGCGCTTGGTACGTTCCAGACGTGGCTATCAGGGCGTAGCATTGGTGGTAAAGAGGCGCATTCGCTTACAGGTGTCCCTGATTTTGACAACGCATCTTCAGGATCTTACGGGTCCAGCCTTAGTATTGACGACTTTATGATTGGGTCGTCTTCTGCGGCAATCAACAAGGGAGGCAATTTAACCACTGCAACAAATAGCGGGTCTTCTTCAACGACGCTAACGGTTGGTGACGGAACATTTTTTACAAGTGGTATGTCTGCAGTCGGAGTTGCTGGGGATCGAATCCAGATCGGTGGAGACGTTGAAGCTACGATATCCGGCGTGAGCGGGAACACGATCTATCTTTCCTCTGCTGCTTCATGGTCAAGCGGTGACGGAGTTATCTGGTGCAAAAACGGAGACTGCCCGTCAGATACGATTGATATCGGCGCGTGGGAGTATGGCGCTTCTTCTACGAGCACTGACACCGGGACAGATACGAGCACGGGCACAGACACCGGACCCGCCACGCTTTCAGGCGGATCTCCAAGCGGAGTTTTATCTGAGTACACAACTAGCGCGACGGTTTCGGCAAATACCGACGTTCCCGCTGTTGTCCATTACTCAACATCTCCAGGAGTTGCTTACGACAGCATGTCGGTGATGGACGAAACCAGTGGAACTCTTCATCAATTGGGGGTTACAGGGCTTTCTTCAGGAAATACTTACACGTATTACCTAAAGGCCTACTCTGGAGATGAGGATTACGTTGTATCTTTCTCAATAGCGGCATCTTCAGGCGGCGGAGGAGAGACACCGGAGAGCCTGTTGAACGACCAAACTTATTCTGATGACAGCGGAGACTTTCACGCTCTTTACCCCGTGACCCATCTTTGGGACGAAGATGTCTCTGATAACGGTATCTCAGGAGGACTCGCAGGTAGCCTTTGGGTAGAGTTTGATTTAGGCGCACAGTACGATTTGACGAGCGCTAAAATTTACGGAGACAACTATGGAAACTGGTATTCGTTAAACTGGACGATGGAGTACAAGGTAGAATCTGGAGATTCGTATTCTACGGCGTTCTCAGAGCAAGACTGCTTTGGGCTGCAATGGTTTACGGAAGAATTCACGGTAACCGGCAGATACGTTAAATTCACCGTTGTTGGCAATGCCTCATATCCAGGAACTCAAATATACGAAATGCAGCTTTTTGGTGATCTTGTAACGCCTGCGGCACCGGGAACTGATCCGATATCATTTTCTTCAACTCAGGTACGCTTTAACGGTTATAAATGGATATTTAACTGATGAATAATACTGTATTTAAATTGATGTGTGCCCTTGCGCTTGTTTTTATAGCATCTCTATCGGT